CACTGCAGCCTTGGCAGGAACAGGCACTGCAGCCTTGGCAGGAACAGGCACTGCAGCCTTGGCAGGAACAGGCACTGCAGCCTTTACAGGAACAGGCACTGCAGCCTTGGCAGGAACAGGCACTACAGCCTTTGCAGGAACAGGAACAGCAGCTTTTGCAGGAACAGGCACTGCAGCCTTTACAGGAACAGGAACAGGAACAGCAGCTTTTGCAGGAACAGGAACTGCAGCCTTTGCAGGAACAGGAACTGCAGCCTTTGCAGGAACAGGAACTGCAGCCTTTGCAGGAACAGGAACTGCAGCCTTTGCAGGAACAGGAACTGCAGCCTTGGCAGGAACAGGAACTGCAGCCTTTGCAGGAACAGGAACTGCAGCCTTTGCAGGAACAGGAACTGCAGCTTTTGCAGGAGTTACAATTTTGGGAGAAGATGGAGGAGAAATAACTTTGGGAGAAGAAGGAGGAGTTACAATTTTGGGAGAAGATGGAGGAGAAATAACTTTGGGAGAAGAAGGAGGAGTTACCGCTTTAACTGGGGGAGAAGGAGGAGAAACTAACTTCTTTGCTTCAGCATTAATTAATGCATTTACTTTTACATCTTGTTTTTTGGCTTGTTCCGTATGAGCTTTAGCAGCAACTAAATTACCTGATTGTTTAGCTTTAATAGCAGCTTGAGTATGAACTTCTGCTTGAAGTAATGTTTTGAGTTTTAGTTCTTGTTTAATAGCTTCTTCTTTTTGAAGTTGAGCAGTCTTAACATCACCATTTGCAAATGATTCTTTAGCAGCTAATGTTAATTGTTTTGCTTTAATAGCGCTATCAATTTTAATTTCTTGTTTCATTCCTTGTGTTTTATGAGCCATTGCTGTTTTTAAATCACCGGCTTGTTCAGCTTTTACAGCAGCTTTATAATGTTGATCAGCTACTTTTGCAGACTTTTGAATTAATTCAGCTCTAACAGGGGATAAAGGAATTAATTTTTCATCATGTTTTTTTCCTTTATGCATTTCAGCTTCATAAACAACTTTATCAACTACATCATATGATGATAAAGTTTGAATAGTAATAAATAAAGCAATTGCACTAATAATGGCAATAGAAGGGTTTTTAGAAGCTAAATAAGCAAGTAAAAACATATAACCCAATTTAAATAAAGAATTATCAAAAAGTTTAACAACTTTGTGTGGGAGTTTAGGAGCAGCCATAGCAGCATATAAAACCAATAACATACCTAAAACAGAACTCGCAATTTTATTATTATTAATAAAGTTAAGAGTTTGATTAACATAACTAGATACTTCACTAGATACTTGGTTAACAGAATCCATTATAATATAACTTATAAAAAAATCTTAAACATTTTATAAAATTGAAATTTAAAAGCTTAATTTTAAATATTTATAATATTATAAATGTCTATAGTACCTAAAACAATATTATGTAAAAAAGGATATTTAATCCCTAAAATCCCTGAAAATAAAGCAATAATTGAATTAGCTAAAAAAGAGTTAACAGTAAAACCATATAAATTATCAACATTTAATCAAGAAAATAAAGAATTTTGTGTTTATCAAGAAAATTCAGAATATTTAAATGTACCAAAGTATTATGGATTAACAAAATTTGGTAAACCATGTGAAAATACTCAAATAAAAGGAGAAGAAATTAAAATTAAATTTAATGGAGAATTACGACCAAAACAAATAGATATAATTAATCAAATTGTACCTTATTTAAAAATTAATGATGGTGGAGTATTATGTTTACCTTGTGCATCAGGAAAAACAGTATTATCATTATATTTAGCATCTTTATTTCAAGTAAAAACATTAGTGATTGTTCATAAAACATTTTTATTAAATCAATGGAAAGAACGTGCCGAAGAGTTTACAAATGCATCAGTTGGTATTATTCAACAAAATAAAGTTGAGGTTGATGGTAAAGATATAGTTATTGGTATGTTACAATCAATTGCAAAAGAAAAATATAATAATGATATTTTTAAAGATTTTGGAATGGTTATTTTTGATGAAGCACATCATGCACCATCTGAATATTTTTCTAAAGCATTGCCATTAATTGCATCAAAAATAACAATTGGGTTAAGTGCAACCCCAAAAAGATCTGATAAATTAGAAAAAATTCTTTATTGGTATTTTGGTGATATTATGTATAAATCAAAAGTTGAAGAAAATTCAAAAGTGATTGTTAATATAATTAATTATGATATAACTCATGAAAAATTTAAAGAATTTAAATTAAGAACAGGAGATATTAATAGAGCTAAAACTATTAATAAAATAACAACAATAGGAAGAAGAAATAAATTTATAATTAATATAATGGAAGAAGTATTACAAGAACCTGATAGAAGAATATTAGTTCTTTCAGACCGAATTGAACATTTAAAATTACTTAAAAAAAGAATTGATGAAAGACAACTAACATCAACTGACTTTTATATAGGAGGCATGAAACAAAAAGCATTAAAAATAGCTGAAAATGCACATATAATTTTTGCTTCTTATGGTATGGCTGCTGAAGCATTAGATATTCCAAATTTAAATACCTTATTTATGGTAACTTCTAGAAAAGAAGTTGAACAAGCAGTTGGGCGCGTAATTAGAAAAATTCTACCTCATATCAGACCACTTATATATGATTTTACAGATCAACTACCTAGTTTTATTAGACAAGGTAATTATAGAAGACAATTATATAAAAAAATGGGTTTTCAAATTAATATTATTGATGTTAAAGAAAATGAAATTATTAAAAAATCAGATTTAAGTAATAAAAGTAAACCAATAATTATTGAAAATAATGATTGTGAATTTATTGATTAATATAATTACAACAAGGCGCAAATGTTAAACGATGAAAATTACTATTTCCATAAATTTTTAAGCCTTCTAAATGTTTTTTTGTACCATAACCCATATTTTTTTCTAAACCATATTTTTCATTTAATTCTGGATTATCTTTACATAATTCTTTAATATATTCATCATGATATTCTTTTGCTAATATTGAGGCGGCTGCTATAGATAATATGAATGTATCTCCTTTAATAATAGATTTAACATTATATTCTTTAAATTTTTTTTCCCAACCAATACCATCTATGACTAAATAATTTAATTCTTGATCAAATGTAAATGAAGTTTTTAAATTATCAATTGCTCTATCCATTGCTAATTTTGTTGCATTTAAAATATTAATAGAATCTATTTCATATGAATCTGCCCAACCAATACCCCATGCTAATACATTTGATTTTATCCATTTAAGTGCTAGTGCTCTTTTTTTTGCAGATAACTTTTTTGAATCCATTATTAATTTACAATCTTCAGTATTTGGTCCCCAAATAACTGCACCTGCATATACTCTACCTAGTAATGGACCTCTGCCAGCTTCATCAATTCCAATTTCATAATCATTTAAATATTTTTTTTGCATTATTTATATAAATAAAAAATATTTAAATCATTTTAATTCTTTTGTTCTTGTATTTGTTCATTATTTTGGTTAATAAAACTAGTTATACAATTTGAATTCCACTCAGCGAAACAAATTGGACAATGATTATTTTTATCAATCCATGGATTTATACATTCAATATGAAATGAATGACCACATATTCCAGTTATAACATATGAATCTATACCTTTGTCTTGATGATATAAACTATTAGTATTTAAATTACACCGACAAATTGTACAATCGGTATTTGATGGTAAATTATGTCCCCAACTATTTAAAATTTTAATTTTATTTACTTTGAATTTAGATAGCATTATTATTTAATTTATTATATTTAGTTTAAATATTTATCAATTTTTTTATTAGTCAAAATAATTATCATATGCTATTTTTAATTTAGTGAAATCATAACCATCAATTCTAGAAACTGGAATAACTTTATTTTTATCTAATTTTACTAAAACTAAAGTAGGAAGAGATTTTATTTTATATCTATTTACTAAGTCGCTATTTTCTTTATTATCAACATCAATATATGCAACCATTAATTTAGGCATAATATTAATAGTTTCAGAATCACTTAAACGTTTTTTAAGTTGTTTACATGGCCCGCACCATTGTGCACCAAAATAAAGTAAAATAACATTACCTGATTGATTATTTTCAATAATAAAACTATCTAACTGTTCAATATTAAATATATTTTCCATTATTTAATATTAAAATTAATTTTTAAATATCTATTTAAAAATTAATTTTATCTTATAATATTTAGTCAGATAGAACAGAACTATCAGTGTACAAAGGAGATAATTCTGTTGCAGTTGTTGACGCTAGATTAAAATCTGAATCACTTAATGTTTTATTTTTCTTTAATTTATTTGGTTTTTCATCAGACTTAGCTGTTTGAGATAAGTCAGTTGTAGTTGATGACTCTAGATTAAAATCTGAATCACTTAATGTTTTATTTTTCTTTAATTTAGCTGTGTGAGATAACTCTTCATCAGATTCAACTGTTTGAGATAACTCTTCATCAGATTTAACTGTTTGAGATAACTCTTCATCAGCTTCATCAGCTTCAACTTTTTGAAATACCTCTTCATCAGTTTCAGTTTCAGTTTCAGCTTTTTGAGATAATTCTTCATCTGTTCCAGCAGTTTGATTTAATAAATTAGATAATTTATTAATACTATTATAATTAAAACCCCCTTTTAAATTATAACCATATGTTTCCAACATAGATGGAGTTACAGATAAATTATCTAAATCTAAAAAATCTCTTTTACTTTTAGACCCTCCTTTTAAATTATATCCATATGTTTCTAACATAGATGGAGTTACAGATAAATTATCTAACTCTAATATATCATTTTTGTTTAATGCACCTCCTTTTAAATTAGTAGATACTTTTTTAGTATTAAATTCGGGCATACTTGGTGTATCTGATAACCTATTTAATTCTAATATATCATCTCCTATTTTAGTACCACCTGTTAAATTATTTGATTTTAAATAATTATTATTATTTTTAAGAGTTAAATATTTAGTTTTATATTTTTTATATTTTTGTTCATACGACATTATATATAATTTAATTAGATTTTAATTATTTAAATTATAAATATTGATTTTTTTATATATTATGTATTAAATGTATATTTATAATGTTTGAAGATGATGAAATAATAAATTATGAAAATACAACTGAACAAATAAATAAAATAATTGAAAATAGAATAATAACACCAATAGAATTAGAAGACTTAAAATTAAATCAAGAAATTTTAATTACTTTTATTCCTTATAGTCAAAAATATATTTATAAATTAATTCCAAAATTTGGAAAATTAAAAAAAATTCCTAAAAATAAAAATATTTTTAAATATAAAATTATTGATTATAATAATAAAGAAGAATGTTTGTTTCATTCAAATGTTTCATATTACGGTGATTCATTAGGTTATGAATTTATAATTAATTTAATTGAATAAAATTATTTAATTTCAGATTTTATTCTTAACAAAATCTTATTTAATTTAATGAGAACTATATTAGAAAATTCTAATAATTCTACTATTCTAAATGAAATAAAACCTGATATGAAATGTGCCCCTAGTAAAAAATATATAGATAGTTCATGTTTTTCAATTGATTCATTGAAAACTATAGCAAAAAGTTATAATAAAAGAAATACTAAAAAAATTAATATAAATCAACCAAAAGAAAAATTAGTTGGTGAGTTAGAATCAAAACTCTCAAATAAATGTTCTGAACAAACATGTTGGTTAAGATTAGATTTTGTTAAAGAGTTAGATAATGAAGATATTTTAGAAAATACATTTAGACCAAAAGGACCTTCAAAAAAATATGAGTGGTTAAGCACTACTCATATTAATGATGTTGTAGGGCAATATCAACAAGTTTATAATGAATTTTTATTTTTAGGAGCAGTACCGTATGATTTTGATGATTTACCATTTTTAGGTATATCAAATTTAAATTTTAATGAATTTGAAAAAGATAATAAATATAAATTAGGTATCGTAATTAATTTAGATGAACATAATAAAGATGGTTCTCATTGGGTAGCATTATATACAAACTTAAAAAATAATCAGATATATTTTTTTGATTCATTAGGAAAAAAACCACAAAAAAGAATTCGTAAATTTATTAATAGAATAACCAAATATTTATATTTTAAAAAATATAATGATATATTACCTATTAATGATATTATTGGTAAAATTAAAAGTATTAAAACTAGTGCACCAAATGATATTAATAATATCGTAAAATCAGATAAATATCTTGGAAATTTATTAAAAGATGGATTTGATATTAGATATAATGATATTCAACATCAGTTTGAAAATTCAGAATGCGGGGTGTATTCACTTAATTTTATAGTTAGATTAGTAGAAGGTGAATCATTTGACTCAATTATTAATAATATAACTAATGATAAAATAATGAATTCAAATCGTAAAATTTATTTTAGAAATGTTAACTAAGTTACTTTAACTTTTAACTATGTTACTCTAATTTTTCAATTATAAAACTTAAATTATGAGTTAAATCATGAAAATTATATTCATTTCCTCTTGAATTCTTAAATAATATATCTAACTGACTTAAATCAAATGGTTTTTCAAATTTAAATTGACTTATTGAGTGTCCATTAAAATATAATAAACCAAACGGAACTTCTTCTGATAAATTTGTTAAATATAAATATACTTTATCATCAATTCTTAAATCCCATATTTTATCAGCTATATGACTATTTTTATTTTGGGTTTCATTAATAAATCCTAAATTCCATTTTGTTAATAAATTTGGAACTATTGTAATATTATCTGTATCATTATTAGAAGAAATTACTACTTTTTGTTGCATATTAACATAAATTTTAATATTAGAATTTGTTTTATTGATTTCTTCATTCAAATAATGAATTAAATCATCAATCTCATATTTACCAGTTGGTATTTTAACTTGAATATCATTATCATTTACATTAATATGTAATAAATTATTATTGTTTTCTTCAATATTAAACTTTGGTTTTGGTAATGAATAAGATAATAATTTTATACCTGTAACATTAGAAATATTATCCATTGACCAGCTATAGTTTGATTTATTTTCAATATTTGAAACTTCTATTTGAATTTGTCTTGTATGAAATAAATAATCATAATTATCTATTAATTGTTTTATTTCAGTTTTCTTTTTTAGTAATTCCATTTCTTGTAAGTTTATATTATTTATTTTTGATTCCATTTCATTATTTTTAATATTTAATGATTCAAATTCATTAGCAATTTGTTTTTTAATTTCCATTATTTTATCTAATTCTACATTTGTTTGTTGATGATTTAATTTTTCAATACTTTCTTTTAATTCCCTATTTTCTTTATTTAATTTATCTATTATAATTTTAAATTGACGAGTGTCATCTTTAATTTCAATATTTGATAATTTCATAGAATTTTTTAAATTAGAAAATTTATCAATATTTGGTTCTTCTTGTGATTGTCTCATTAATTCATTTCTATTTTGTTCTTCTTGTGATTGTCTCATTAATTCATTTCTATTTTGTTCTTCTTGTGATTGTCTAATTAACTCATTTCTATTTTGTTCTTCTTGTGATTGTCTCATTGACTCATTTCTATTTTGTTCTTCTTGTGATTGTCTCATTGACTGATTTCTATTTTGTTTTTCATATGGTTGTCTTTTTTGTTCTTCATATGATTGTCTTAGTGAATTATTTCTTTTCATATCTTCAGGTGGTTGTCTTTTTTGTTCTTCATTTAATTTACGAGATTGATTATTAGTAAATGCTCTAGAAGTATCTGGATGTAAAATAGTATTATCATTTATATCAGATTGTGGAAAAGTTTCACTAGTAAAACTTATATTTTTTTGTAGACTTACTGGTTTTAAACTACTTCTATCTGATTGTAATCTTTTTAATCTATCTTCAAAATTAGTTGTATCTTCAATAATTTCAGTTTCAATTAATGGTTTATCAATATTATCTAAACTATATAAATCTGCACTAATATCATTCGCTAATCCTTGGAAGCCTTGATTAAAATGGCTAGAGTCAGCATTTTTAAAATCTGGTTTATCTCCTTTCATTAAAGGAATGTTATTCTGATTTGATAAATTATTTCTAGTAAGGTTATCTCTATCAGGATTTGATTTTTTAGATTTTAAAAAGTCTGGAGTAAGAGGTCTTTTATTTCTATTATTGACTTCTGTTTGTCTCATTTGTTGAATTTCTTCCATTTTACCATTAATATCATTTACTCTACCGGATGAATAATTATTAAAATAATTATCATTATCATTTTCAATATTTTCAACAATAGGTTTAAATGCTTGATCAAGACTAGATTCATAATTATTCAAATTTGAATTAAATCCACTAAAAGGATCATTTATTTTTTTTTGTTCATTTCTTTTTTGTTCTAGATTAGTAACAACTTGATTTAAATTAGAAGGATTATATATTTTTGTATTTTCAGGTCTGTCAATAAATTTATTTCCAGAATTTGGATTTGAATGAAAGTCTCTTTCATATTTAAGTTCAGATGTTAATTGTACATGATCTGATAAAAAGTTTTGTTGTTTAACTTCTAATAATGACTGTTTAATTGAATGTTCTTTGAATTGATCATAAATTGATTTAAAATTAGTATTATTTATTTTATTTAAATCAATAGATCTATAAATAGCCTTCATATTTTTAACTAGAATTTTAATAACTTGTTGTTTACCATCTCTATTTAAATTATGTAATTTTGGTTGTTGTAATAAAAATTTATTCAAATTAGAAATAGTATCTTTTGAAAAAAACATGGTTTGTATTTGTTCTAATCTATTTGGTGATTCTGCATTTTTTTTAGGTGAAAGTTGTTCTGTCATTATTTATAAATTAAGGTTTTTTTTAATTAAAAAAATTACTATGCGCGTTTAATAATTATTCATTCGTAGTAATAATCATTGTTTCACCATCAAAATTTTTAATTTTATCCCAAGATGGATAATATATATCTAATTGAGAATATTGATCTTGTTTAAGAATTCCATGAATAATAAGTGCCATTTTAGCAGCATTTTGTTCTCCTTCTTTTTTTGAAGTTCCTATACCAAAACTAATACATCGTTTTTCAATTGGACAATCAGATTCAATATCATGACGTTCTACACCCATAATATATTTACGTTTATGAGGAGGTCCCTCAAAATGAATAGTTACATATTGTGGAAATTTCCATTTATTTTGATGATGTATTCTTAATAGTTGATCTTTATAATTATTATCACAATATAATTTCTCTGAATAATCAATTAAAGTTTCCAGTAAATTTACTATCAAAAACATACAAGGCTCAAAACCATTTGATAAAAATAAAGCTCCAATAAAAGATTCAAACACATCTTCATGAATTTTTTCTAAACTTCTTCCATTCATTAATTCTATTTGTTTACTTATTATAAAAAATCTATTTAATCCTATTTCTTTTGACATAATTGCCAAATTCTTTTTATCTTCTATTTTAGTTTGTAATCGTGTCATAAATCCTTCATCTTGTTTTGGATAACGATGAAATAAATACATTGAAACTATTAATTTTAGTACACGATCTCCAAAAAATTCTAATCTTTCATAGCTTACGTCCATTAATTCAAGTAATCCAGATGTGTCTTCTAATTCTCTTTTTGCATCTTCTAATATATGTTGTGGATATATATCTTTTTTACAATATGATTTATGTGTAAATGCCTGTCTAAAATATTCAATATGATTTATTTCATTTATAGTCACACCACAACGACTTAATATTTCAATAATATCTGAATCTTTTACTAATATATTATTTAGATTATAGGGTATATGAATTATTTCATCATCTCCTTCTAAATTTTTTATTATAAAACCATCAGTTATATAATTAGTCTTTACTTTATTTGATTCCATTTATAATAAATTATAATATTCCTATAAATAATAATTCAATTTTTTTAATAAATTATATGACTTATTTTTTAATTTGTGTTACAATATAAATTTAGTATTTTAAATAAAGTTATATTGACAAAGATAAAGATTTATATAATAAATAAATAATAATCAAAGTATATAATAATATTATCAATAGATTAAAAGTATTTTTATAATAAAATGTTAATACTTATAAAAATAGATTAAAAGTAATTTTTATAAGATTAAATGAAAAATAAAAAAGTAAAATATTTATAAGATATAGTAATAAAAATAATCCATAAACAATATGTTATACTTTTTAGTTTTATAAATACAACATATTGTTTATTGTAATGTAAAATATATGTTTTTAATTGATATCACAATATATCTGGGGCATCATGATGCCCCTTTGGTGATCATCAAAAAATATAAATTTTATAAAAAATCAAAAATAATTAGTGTATAAAAATTTATAATCAAAATCATATTTTAAACACATTTTTAATATATGTATTGTCATAAAATATTGCATTTTATTTTTAATGGTCTTAAAAAAACAATATGTATAAAATCTAACATATAGATTCAATTAATCAGATAAAAAAATAAATGTAAAATAAAAAATAATTATATAAAAAATCTAAAAATAATTAATTTTTATTTTACATTTATTTACTTAAACCTAATATAGTGGGATAGTAACAGCTGTCTTAAAACTGTATATTTCTTTATAAATAGTTTTATAAAGAAATATTTATTTATTTTTATATTTTCTTAATCCATTTAATTTTGCACTAAAAACATTTATTATACTTACTAGATCTTTTGTTAATTCTTCTTCTGGACTATCATCTATATTATTTACAATTGTTATTCTCCCATTAGATGATTCTTTTATTATCATTTCTATTAACTCAAACCCAAAACGTGCTAGTCTGTTAAAATTACATTTAATTATCATCCTGAATTTATTGAAGAAAATATGATATTTTTCTTTAGAGATGGTACTACTAAGGGTGTAGGTGAAAGTATTAAAAATAACAGATAATTTAGATATAAATAAATAGTTATTCTTGTGACTTGGAAAATATGTCTTGAACAATATCTTTATAAGTCATCATTCTCATTTTACAACAATAACGTCTGAGATTAAGACTCAAAAGTAATTTACTTAATTCGGTATCTCTTTCTTCAGGTGAAAAATCTGGATTAGAACATATTTTATGTTTACCTAATTCATATTCAAGTGTTTTCTGACCTAAAAAATATCCACATGTGGGGCAAGTAATATATAACATTAAATATAAAGTATATAATGTTATATATTTTTAATTCAATTTTTTTAAATAAAATAATTTTCTAATATATAAAAATGAATAAAAATAAAGATGAAAATATTGTAAATAAAATAACTAACTATCAAACTACAAATAAATCTGATAGAAATATTAATAAACAATTTGATTTAAAACAATTTAATTATGAATTTGAAGAAAGTGAAGCTAATATTAATAAAACTAGAAAAGCTAATAGTACTGATGATTTAAATAAAAATGATGAAATTTTAGAAAATGTATTACCGCATAAAAAACCAATTCAATATATTATAATTAATATAAGAGAAATGTTTTATATTGTATTAGAAATGTTAGTTGATAAAAAAAATCCATTACCATATCTATTTTCAACACCAGATAGACAATTTTCATTAGCAATATTTTTAATTGTAATAGGTGGTTTACTGCTTTTATTTAGTAATATAATGATATCCTCTTGAGATAATACTAAAAATTAACTATATAAAAATAATATAATATAATTATATAAAATAATTATATAGAATGAAAATTTATATTTTAAGACATGAAGATAGAACACAAGATTGTTCTTTTTTTGCACCATTAACAAAAAAGGGTCTAGAAAATTCAATTAATTTGATTAATATTTTAGAAAAAGAAAATATTAATAAAATATATTGTTCTCCATTTATAAGAACACTACAAACAATTTATCCATATTCAAAACAACATAAAATGAAAATTAATATTGAATATGGATTAAGTGAACTACATCATCAAGATATTATTTCTAAAAAAGCAGTAGGTATTAGTTTACCAGAATATTTAGCAAAAGATTTTAATTATAATCCAAATTATAAAACTATAATTAAATCATATGAAATTGTATATCCAGAGAAAGAAAATGATATTATTAAAAGAGTAAAACAAGTATTAAAACAAATAATTAAAGAAAATATTAATACACAAAATAATATAGTATTAGTAACTCATCAAGCTTTTTGTATAAATACTTTAAAAATAGTAAATGATCATAGTTCAAAAATTAAAAAAACTCTTGATGAAAATACACTAACTAATTATGATAAAGGTAATCTATGTTTGATATTTGATATTGATCATTTAGGATGGATCTATAAACCAATTAATTAAATTAGTTTAATAAAATCAAAAAATTTATCCTATTATTTAATAATGTCAGAAATATTAGATTCAAATATTAATTTAGAGTCATTATTAAATAATATTAAACAAAAAACACTGGTTTTTGTTAATCAAACTTTTCAATTAGAAATTAATTATGTAATTAATGATTTTTTCCCAAATTTAAATACTATTGATAAAAAAGTATTATATATATTAGTTGGTTTTATTGTTGATATAATTTCATTTAAATATGGTTTTAAAAATACAGAACCATATTATTATCAATGGAAACAAAATAATTATAGAGATTTGAAAGGAGTCATATTATTATTATTACCATTTATTGATGATAAAAATGATAGTTATTTACTTAAAAAAATAACTGATTTAAATCAACTTATTTATTCATCAAAAACTGATTCTAATCCTAAAATTATTCCAAATAGTATACTTAAATTAGTAAGAGAAGATATATTAGGCTCTTATTTTGAATATGGTAATATGGGTATCAGTTTAATTCCTAATAAAACTGAAAATTTAGATTCTTTACTTAATTTATATCCTGATGAAGAAAAAATTATTTATAAATTATTACATTATAATTTAATAGGATTATTACAAACATTAGAAATAATAAATGGTAAAAGTTATATAAATTGGGTAAATATAGTACCATTAAATTTACAAAATTATATTACATCTGAAATATTTAATCAAACAAAAGTAAAATTATATGAATTACACTTAAATCTAGTAAAAAAGAATCCCCAAAATATAAAACAAACTCTAATAAATAATATGACATATTATTCTGGTTTATGGTTTGGTGATATTTATAATGTACTAAGAATTAAATTATACGAAGAGGCAAAATCAATTAAATGGTTATTTTTTCCTTATGAAATATTAAATGATAAATTTTATTTATTACAAGGATTAAATAAAATGATTGATGTTAATTCTATTATAAATTCTAATTTTACAAGTTTTGAGGATTTAGATATAACTAAACAATATAAGTTTGAAAAAAAAATAATAGATATAATTACTACACTTGAATCTAAAAATAGTATAACTGGAGATTATGATGTAGATATTGAAGTACTTAAGTATACTTTTATTTATTTAATATCCAATTATTTAGATTCAAGTGCAATAACTGGAGTATTAAATAAATTTAAGTTATCAAAATCAGATGAAGATCAAAATGATGAAGAATTTATTAAAGAAGATATAATAGTAATTAATCAAATAGAATCAGAAGATATTATTAATTGTTTAAAATTAATAAATTCTACATATATTAAAGATTTATGGAATTATATTAAATATGTTATTGAAGAACTTTCAATAACATCTTATTATAAATATTTAATAGATGATGATAATAAAATAAGATTAACTTATTATTATGAACCATATAATATAGAATTTAAAAATTCAACTGAATTTATTAGTAAAGCTAAAAATCAAATTAACATTAAAAATATTTATAATATTGCAAAATCATTAAGTCATAATAATATAGATGAATGGTTATTACTTGAACAAAATTATATTTCATTAAATTATAAAAATAAAATTGATTTTTATATAAAATTCTATAATAGAGGTAAATCTTGGTTAAATTTAAGAAGAAATCTAAAAAGACAATTTAAAAATATACCCTATGATTATGATACAGAATTAAATAATATAATAAAGGCTTTTAAGACTATTTCTATTAACTTAGTTTTTGAAGAACTTATTACAAATGGTATATTAAATAAATTTATATTAAATAAAGAGATTACTGATAAAATGTTATTACCCAAAGATACAAATGTAATGAAAACAAAAAGAATTGAGTTAATTAAAAAACATTTTAATAAAAATAAAGAAGAATGGCTTGAATCATATTATTATTTAACTAATGATAAATTTAAAAATTTAAATAAAATACGCCTAGATAAAAGAAGAATTATTGATCAAAGAGATAAATATGATGAATTTAGTTATTTTGATATTATATCAAAAGATCATGAATGGCCTGTATTTTATGCAATGGATTGGATTAGTCAAATAAGTTTTTTTCAACATTATATTTATCATCAAGTTCTTTATGTAACTGGTGCAACTGGTCAAGGAAAATCAACACAAGTTCCAAAATTATTATTATATGCTTTAAAGGCTATAGATTATAAATCAAATGGTAAAGTAATTTGTACTCAACCACGTATAACACCAACAATACAAAATGCAACACGTATAGCATATGAACTAGGTTTACCAATTGAACAATCTTGTAATAGTTCTCAATTCAAAATGAAAACTAATAATTATTGGGTTCAATTTAAACATCAAAAAGATTCACATATTAATAAGAAAAAATTACATAGTTTTTTAAGAATAGTAACTGATGGAACATTATTAGAAGAAATGAAATCAAATGTAACTTTATTTCAAAAAATAAATATAAATAATAAAACTAAGTATATAAATAAAAATATATATGATATTATAATTGTTGATGAGGCACACGAACATAATATTAATATGGATATTATAATCACATTAGCTAAACAAGCATGTTATTTAAATAATAGGGTAAAACTAGTAGTAGTATCTGCAACTATGGATGATGATGAACCAATTTATCGTAGATATTTTTCAATTATAAATGATAAATTAATGTATCCAATTAAAAGTGAATTGATTATTCATCCAATAATTCCAAATATAATCAACTTTATGCCAAATCCAATATTTATGGATAGAAGATATCATATTTCACCTCCTGGAGAAACAACACAATATAGAGTAAATGAAATTTATCTAGATTCAGATTTATCTATATCTAATAATGAAAAACAAGTTGCACAAGAAGCACAGCAATTAGGATATAAAAAAATATTAGATATATGTTCTACTACCTCATATGGTGAAATTTTATTTTTTGCAAATGGTAAAAAAGAAATTCTAGATGCAGTAGAACATCTAAATACTTATTTACCTCCTGATACTATTGCTTTACCCTTTTTCTCAGAATTAAATGAAGTCTATCAAACTATTATTGCTAAAATTGATATCAAAATTAATGAAATTAAAAATAAAAAAGAAAATATTCATCTAGAATGGAATGATAAATATATAGAAGATCTATCAGTTCCTCAAGGTTTGTATAAAAGAGCCGTAATTATTGCTACAAATGTTGCAGAAGCATCTATTACTATTCCTAGATTAACATATGTAATTGATAATGGTTATGCAAAAGTAAATAAATATAAACCAGAAATAAATACTGCAGTATTAGAAATTGAAAAAATATCAGAAGCTAGTAGATTACAAAGAAAAGGTCGTGTTGGAAGAATAGGAGATGGTACAGTTTATTATATGTATAAAAAATTTGCAAGAAAAATGATTAAACCTAAATATAAAATAACTCAAGAAGATTTATCTTTAACAATATTAAGTTTAATTGCAAGTAAAGAATTAGCTGATTTATCTATTAATGATAAAGAAAATATTAATAAATTATACTTATATCCAGATGCAAATCCTAATTTAAAAAAATTTAACACAAAAAATTTTAATAATAATTCTTATTGTGTTAAATCTGGGTTGATTGATATATATAATGAAAATTATAAAGTACCATATAATATACTTAATACTATAGACAAATATTATGAAAATCAATCTTTTGATTTAACCATGGATATATTTAATAATGGACAACTTATTAATAATATATTAGATAAGTGTGGAATTTTTTATTTAATACATCCTTTTGAAAATTTATTAAAAAGAAATATTCTTAATACTATATTATTATATGATAATCGTAAGTCTAAGGTAATACCAAATTATGCTTATAAATTTATATTAAATTTTTTATATAATAAAAATCTTTTAATTGATTATAATGGAAATGATCTATATCAATATGTAACAAATATAAGTAATACTCAGTATAATTTTGTAAAAACTGAATTAGCAATTAGGATTGAATCTGTTGTAACTGAATTAAAAACAAATATATCAGATGCAATTACTTTAATAACCGCTTCAGCGATGGGTTGTTTTGATGAAGTAAATGAAGTAAAAATATTTTTAGAATTAATTGGTTATTCTATGAAAAGTTTAATAAATACAAATATAAAATGGAGTTATTTTAAACAAACATATAGTAGAAATATAAAATCTGATATTATGTTTATTTATACATTAATTCAAAAAATTAAACAAAGATTTTCTAATTTGTTAGTATTTAATATTACTTCAAATGCAATACAAGTCATATTAAATAATCATTGTGAAAATATATTAAATACTTTTAAACAATTAAAAAAAAAATATAATGAACCTCCTGAGTATTTTAATACTATATTATGGAATAATTTATCAGCTTTAAAAAATAATGGAACCTTAAAACAAGATTACAAAAAAGTTATTTTAGCAGATTCAGTTACATATTCTTTCATAAAGAACAATATTGAAATACATAAAAATGAAATAACTAATTGGTGTAATAAAAACTTATTTAATGAACATGTAATTATTGGATTTATAAGTAAATATGGTGAATATATATTATCTAAATTTTATTTAGAAAATAAAAAAATATTTGAATGGACTACTAGTTTTAATTCTAATTTTACTAAACAGTTAACTGAAGCAACTATGGATGAAAAAATAATAAGATCTTTTATTTATGGAAGACCTACACAATTTACTTATTCTAAAGATGATAAAGGTACTTTTATAACTTTAATAAATTTTAATCATTATGTTGTTACTTTTGCAAAATCAAAATTTAAAAATGAAAATGAAACTTTAACAAATCTATCAAATGAATTAACATTTTATCTTAGTTTTACTAATGGTTCTGAACCAGATAGCAAAGTTGTGAATGTTAATATATTAAGTCAAACTGAAACTAGTTGGTTACTACCAGCATTACCTTTATTAATAAATCCAATTTTAATACCAGATATAATTATGAGTAGTGGTATTTATGATAATAATAATAATATTGATTTTTTTTATTCTTCTTTTTTACAAAGATTTAGAAGAGAAATAATAAATGGTTGGAATCAAAATATATTAGTATGGAATTCTAAAGAAATGCCAATACTTAATGGATTTTATAAATCTATTTATAAATCCATATCAAGTACATTAAAAAATTGAAATTATAATTATATAACTAAAACTGTAATTTATAAATGGCTCAAACATTAAAACTTAATATTATCTGTCAAAAATTTTTAACTAAAACTTTAATTTTAAAATCAACTGGATTTTTTATAAATTATAATAATTATAATTATGGAATTAGTATTCATCATTTCTTACCAATTAATAATATTATAATTGATGAAACTAAACAAGATGTTGATATTATAATTAATTCTGTATGGAGTGAAATTTTAGTTTTTAGTCCAAAAGAAATTGATATAAGTTCTTATATTATTCATACACAATTCCAAAAAAAACTTCCAAAAATAAATGATGAAGTTATTATAAATTTACTTGAAAATGATAGAATCCTTTTTCAAATATTAGGTTATGAATTCTTACCTTATGATAATATAAATACTGATCATAATATTATTTACATTAAAGCTATTGTCATTACTGATAATAGTAAACTCGCAGGATTATCAGGTTCGCCTGTGTATTTAAATAATAAAATTATTGGAATCTTTTCAAAATTTAATAAAATTGATAATACTATTTTAATTATTCCTATTTATATTCTTATTAAACATTTGCAAAAAAAAGATAATAATCATATTTATAAATTTTCAATTAAACCAAAAAAAATTAATACATATTATGTAAAAGAAAATGATCAAATATATCATCCTACACTTAAAATTTATATTCCACTTAATACATATTTATTATTAGAAGGTGATGAAAACTTTAATTGTTTAATTCAGACTGATATTGAAACTTCATATTCTGATACAATAATTAATACTGAATTAGATGATAAATTATATAATAATTTAATTAAAAAAACAAATTCAAACTATTTAATAACACCAAGATTATTGGTGTTATTAAATAAAATTTATGATACTAGAATAGTAATGCATATTATTATGCTTATTAATAATATATCAACTAGTGATAAAACTAGTGATAAATCATTATGGTTACTTTTTAATGATAAGCGATTTAATGTTATAGCAGAATATAATTAAAATACTTTATTTCTACTTCTTTTAATTATATTCTTTTCTTGATTACTTAATTTATGTCCCATTTTTGATATCATTTCCATATCATCCATTTTATATGAATTATAATTTAACTTGTCTGTATCTGTTTGTGAAATTGTATAAGAAACCTTTTCTTCCAAAAAATCTAATAATTTATTAATACAGTTATCAGATACTAAATTTAAATTAATAAATAAACCATTTCTATTTGATGAAAAATTAGTACCAATATCTTCAAGTATTATATTATAGACATTAATATAATCAGACTTATCTTTAAGTTTTTCTATCTTAGAAACTGTTTTCTTTCTGGATTCAGTATTAAATTTTCTTGAATTTTTATGTTCCATTAATTAACAAAATAATTTAGATATTTAATTAAGCGAAATAAATTAAAGATGTTCGTTTGAATTTTTTTAAGTTATGCAAAATAACAATCTGTTAGTGGAAACTTGTCATCATTATCTTTAAAATTTGGTATAAATTTTAATCGTTGTATTGGAGTACATATATTCATCTTATTTTTAATTGCATCAGATATAAATTTAGCATCACACTCACTAATATTAATAGATGTGTCATTAACATCAAACATCTTAAAATCTCCTTGGGTATGAGTTAATATTCCTGATGAAATAGCTTCATTAATTCCAATATGAGTAATATCTGTAATTTTAATCCAGTTATTTACATGATCATTTATTTTACTGAGATTATTATAAAATATACGATTAACATTATATTTTGGATGTTGTACACGAATTATATAAATTATTTTTTTATTATTTTTTGATTTAACACAATATTTATTATTAAATATTTTTGACCTAAACCTAAATATATTGGCTGTTAGTTCAGTACAATATCGTGAAGCTGTATCAATTATTGATCTATCAGATGTATCGCGGGTTCCATAGAATAATTCATACTTTAAAGTTGTTGAATTTAAACCTAATAAAATTGTTTGAATTGAACCGTTTTTTGACTGATACTCATTATTAATAACAATTACCCCTGCTTCATCATACTCAACTCTAATAGGCTCAGTTTGTTTTACCCTTGAAATAGACTCAGTTTGTTTTACCCTTGAAATAGACTCAGTTTGTTTTACCCTTGAAATAGACTCAGTTTGTTTTACCCTTGAAATAGACTCAGTTTGTTTTATACTAATAGGCTTAGTTTGTTTTATACTTGAAATAGACTCAGTTTGTTTTATACTAATAGGGTCAGTTTGTTTTATACTTGAACTAGTTTTAATTGGTTTTGAAATGATTTTATTATATGATAAATTTAAATTTGAAGATTTATTATTTATCATATAATTATCTTGAACGACTATAGCCATTGGAATATTATGTTTTTCAATAAAAGGAAGTGCCCAATCTGGAACTATTTCACCTACTGGAATATTAGTTCTATTAATTAGAGGAATATCTAATTTTTTATTATATATAATATTACATTTATTTCTTAATATTGTTTGAGTTTGATTTAAATATTGATAATTCCAATCTGGAAATGGTATAATTAATTTTGTATTCCAATCTGGTCTTAAAATATTATTAAATTCATCTAACATGTTATATGAATTATATATTGGTATAAATTTAGTATGTAAATTTGAAGTGATGTTCATTAAAAATATGAAATAATAAATAAAAAATTTAAAATTTCAATTTTTAAATTGTTAGTTTATTTATTTTCTAATTAACTCATTATATATATTAATATAGATTTTTTTAATAAATATGAAGGGAAAAACATAAAATCTAATCTAAATTAATTATGAATAATAAAATAAAATTTGCGAAAGATTTTTCATATCCTGAGCCAGATGATCCCGAGTTATTAGGTAAAATATTTAAAAAAAGAGAATTTTATTATTATCGTGTGCCACAACGTGATAAAATGAACACATATGAACAAGTTCAAAAATACCGTGATGTAAATTGTCCAAAAGGTGAAATAGATCCTAGAGAACAACAATCTATTTTACCTAATTTTATGAGTCCGAATACACCTTATAAAGGTGTTATTTTAATGCATGGTGTAGGATCAGGTAAAACAATGACAGCTATTAGAATAGCTGAACAATTTAAAGATCAAGTTAAAAAATATAATACAAAAATTTATGTAATAGTACCTGGACCAAATACAAGAGAAAATTTTAAGAAAGAATTATTAAATACAACAGGTGAAACATATTTAAAAAACAAAAGTATTTTAACACAAATGACAAAAGGAGATGTAGAAAAAGAAAATAAAATGGCTCTTTACGCTGCTTTACAATATTATAAAATATTATCATACAAAACATTTTATAAAAAAGTGTTAGGTGAGAAAATAATAGAAAAAAAAATAGTAGGAGATAGTAAAATTAAATCATCTTATCGTAAAACAACAGATGGAGAATATGAACGTGAACAAGTGGTTGATCGTATTACAAATATGAATAATTCTATTTTAATAATTGATGAGGCCCATAATATATCAGGTAATGAATATGGAGAAGCCTTAAAAAAAATTATTAAAAATTCTGAAAATCTTAGATTAATTTTATTAACAGCTACACCAATGATTAATTTAGCAGATGAAATAGTTGATTTACTTAATTTTATTAGACCAGAAACAGATCAAATCCAAAGAGATAAAATATTTAGTAGTGATAAGAATTATTTAATGAAAATTAAACCAGGAGGATTAGAATATTTAAGAGATAAAGCAAGAGGATATATTAGTTATTATCGTGGATCAATTCCTTATACATTTGCTAAAAAAGTAGAAAAAGGAGAAATACCAAATGGAATGTTATTTACTCCAGTAATTAAATGTTTTATGGAAACTTTTCAACATGATACTTATATAGAAACTACCCAAAAATTTGATGATACATTAGATAGGGCATCATCTGCTGCATCAAATTTTGTATTTCCAGGTTTAAATAAAGATAAGACTGATTTAGCAGGTTATTATTCAACAGAAGGTTTAAATACAATATTATCTCAATTAAATACAGATGGATTAAAATTAAGAAGTTTAATAAATAAAAAAATATTTGGAGGGAAATTATCTAGAGCAGAAGAAGATAATTTTATATTTGAAAATAATAAGAAAAGTATAACTGGTTTAATATTAAAAATGCCATATATTAAAAAGTTTTCAACAAAATTTTTTACTCTAATAGAAAATTTAAATGAATTAGTTGAAAATAAAAAAGGAGCTGCTACTGCTTTTGTTTATTCAAATTTAGTAAAAGCAGGTGGAATGGAATTATTTGCAGAATCACTTTTACAAAATGGTTATTTAGAATATCAAGAAAATATATCCAATTATGATATAAAAGATGATACATTAGATTATAAAACTGGGTTGACTTATTTAGAATTTAAAAAAAGAAAGTTAAATAATTTTAAACCCGCTGCATTTATTATAGTAACAGGTGGGACTGATGAATCTGGTGAAGATATTCCTGAAATAAAACAAAAAATAATTCAAGAAGTATTTAATAATTCTAATAATATTGATGGGAAATTTATTAAATTTATATTGGGTTCAAGAGTTATGAATGAAGGAGTTACACTTAAAAATTGTAAAGAAGTTCATATAATTGATGTTTTTTTTAATCTTCCAAAAGTAGAACAAGTTATTGGACGTGCTATTCGTATGTGTGTACATCAAGATGTAATAAATGATAATAATAAATATCCAGAAGTGAATGTATATAGATATGTAGTATCATTAAATAAAGACTTATCAACAGATGAGATATTATATCAAAAAGCAGAATTAAAATATTTAGTAGTTAAGGAAATAGAAAGATCATTAAAAGAAACAGCTATAGATTGTCCCTTATTACTACATGCAAATATGTTTCCAGAAGAGTTAGAAGAATATAAAGGTTGTGTACCACCAACATTGGATAATGTTAAATCAGGTAAAAAAATATGTTTAGCATTATGTGATTTTAAAGAGTGTGATTTAAAATGTAGTTCAAATAAATTAAATGAAAAATATTGGGATTCAAATAAAAATACTTATATAAAATTAAGTAAAACAGATGTTGATTATAATACATATAATAATGATTTGGCTAAATATGAAATTGCTTTAATAAAAAATAAAATAAGAGACTTATATCGTTTTAAACATGTGTATATGTATAAAGAAATTCTAGAGGAAATTAAAAAATCATTTTTAACTCATCAAGCAGAATTATTTGAAGATTATTTTTTAGATCAAGCATTAGAAGACATGATGCCCAAAACAGAAAATGATTTTAATAATTATGCAAATACAATATATGATAAATATAATAGGTCTGGTTATTTAATTCAACGTGGTAAATATTTTATTTTTCAACCATATAATGAAAATGAAGATGTACCAATGTATTATAGACAACATTTAAATATTACTTATGATAATCAAGTATCATTAAATAATTTTGTAAAACAAAAATATCTTAATTTAATAAATAAACAAACAAATGTTATAAAAGAAGAAAGTAAAATACCTGATAGTTATAATTTTGATGATACTCTAGATTATTATGAAGAAAGAGAAGAAAACTTCATAGTTGGTATAATTGATAAGAATCTAAATAAACTAGCTTCAAATGAAGATGATTTATTTAAAATAAGACCACCTAGAGCTAAAGTTCTTGATAAAAAACGTGGTACAGGTATCCCAACATTCAAAGGTGCAGTTTGTTCAACTTCAAAAGATAAAGATTATTTAATGAAATTAGTTAAAATGATACCAAATATAAGTAAATTAGAAATTGATCGTATTGATAAATTAACAAGAGAATATGTATGTATAGAAATTAGAGATAAATTATTATATTTAGAAAAATATGCAACATCAAAAAATGGTAATAAAATTACATATATGATGATTCCCATAGATCATCCAATTTATCCTTTTCCTTATAATCTTGAAGATAGAATTAAATTTATTATTAAAAAAATAAATAAAATAATTGGACTTAATATTGAAGTATTAGTAAAAAAACAAAAAGATAAAAATGATAATATAATATATGAATTATCATTCACAAATGATAAATATTTAAAGGATAAAATAATATTAATTCAAAATATTGGGTTTCAACTTAAAAATAATCAATGGATATTGATTATTGAATAAAATAATTGATTTTAATTATCTAAATATATATATATTTAGATGATTAATAATATTATAGCAGATTTAATATATTATTTTCATATGTTATTATTAATTTATGTGATGATTGGATATCTTATAACACCATTACAATATATTAAATATTTGTTATTAATTATTATACTAATATATTTAAATTGGAAATATGATAATGAACGTTGTATATTAACTAAGTTAGAACATTATTATAGAACAAATGAATGGAATATAAAACCTGCAATAGAAATAGAAGCTCCCGAATTTTTTAGACCATTCATTAAAAAAATATTTAATATAAACTTAACTAGAGAATCTGCGGATAAACTAAATTATTATTTACTAACAAACTCTTTTATATTAGGTTTTATTAGAATGTATTATAAATTTTAATTTGAATTTATTAATTTAACTAAATTTCTTAATTGTGAAGGAACTTCTTCCATCTGATTTATTATTATTGGTTGTCTAGCATATTCACTAAAATTTGATGAATTAGATGTAGTCATATCTAAACCAGTAAAAGAACTAAATGTTGGTTTAATTTCTGGAGATATCTTAAGAGCTAAATAAATAGTAATTGCAACAATAATACTTGATGTTAAAATAACCTGACGATTTGTCTCAAATACTTTCTTAACTTGAATTAAAAATGGTTGGTCAGTTTTTTTAAGTAAACAAGGAACAGTAACTGATAAACTCATATTTAATAAGGCACCAACTAAAGCAATAAAAATGTGTACATCCATATATATATATTATATTAGAAATTTTATAATAATTTAATTCTATATTTTTAATTTAATTAGCGCACAATTAATTCTAAAAATTTTAGATTTTTTAATTCTATATTTTTAATTTAATTGGCGCATGATCACTCCCTAAAATTTTAGTTAAAATTTCAGAATTTTTAATTTTATTTTCTAATTTTTTACTAACTAAAAAATAATCTATTCTCCATCCTATATTTTTATCTCTAGATTTTTTCATATATGACCAAAAACTATATTCAATTTTTTCAGGATATAATTTTCTGTAAGTATCAATTAATTCACAATCTAATAAAATTTTATTAAATGAATGTCTTTCTTCTTTAGTAAATCCTGCTGTTTTTTGATTTGTTTTAGGATTTTTTAAATCAATTTCATTATGTGCAACATTAAGATCTCCACATATTATAACTGGTTTTATTTTTTGTAAATTATTGATATGGTGTTCAAAAGCTCTATCCCAAATTGTTGTTCTCCATTCTAATCTATTTAATGCTTGTCCTGAATTTGGAGTATACACATGAATTAAATAAAATTTATCTAATTCTATTGTTATTAAACGACCTTCCTCATCTAAATCTTTATCTTTATATTTGAGTCCATAAATAACTAATTTTGGTTCTTTTTTACAAAAAATAGCAGTCCCACTATATCCTTTTTTTGTTTTACACGGACTCCAATATCTAAATTTAAATTTTGGAAAATTTTTAATAATTTGATTTTCAATATCATCATATGGACAAGATAATTTGGTTTCACCCATACAAAATATATCTGGATTATGTATATCTATTAATTCTTTTAAATAAGTCGTCTTTAATAATGATTTTAATCCATTAACATTCCAAGCAATTATTTTCATTAATTAATGATATACTATTTTTTTTAAATCTATTTTTATATAAATTAAACTGCTAATCGCTTTTTATATAAATTTATATAAAAATAAATTATTATATATTTTAATGAACAAAAATAATAAAAAAAGAGACCGAGATTATGATGATACCATTATTTATTCACATTCTAAAAAAAAATATTTTAATCATATAAATAAAGAAGATATTCCTGAAGAGAAGAAAGAAGAACTAAAAGAAGAGACTAAAGAATTAATAATAATTGATAAAGAAATAACTTGTTTAATGGATTTAATTGAATTAGGTAAATTATATGATAAAAATAAACACTATAATATTGATTTAAGAATTTTAAATAAATTAGTTAGTCCATTAACTGAATTAAATAATATGATTGGAATGGAAAATGTTAAACAAGAAATGGTTGATCATATTTTATTTAAAATTCAAAATCTAGATAATGAAAATAATGATATGATGCATACAGTTATACAAGGACCTCCAGGTGTTGGTAAAACAGAAGTTGCCAAAATAATTGCTAAAATCTATTTAGCAATGGATATTCTTAAAAAAGATCTATTTATTAAAGCTACTAGGAGTGATTTAATAGCTTCTTATTTAGGTCAAACTGCTAAAACTACTCAAAAAATTATTGATAGTGCAACAGATGGTATATTATTTATAGATGAAGTTTACTCTTTAGGAAATGCTGATAAAAGAGACTCTTTTTCAAAAGAATGTATTGATACACTTAATGAAAATTTAACTAATAAAAAAAATAATTTTATTTGTATTATTGCTGGTTATAAAGAAGAAATTGATAGTTGTTTTTTTGCATATAATGTTGGATTAGAAAGACGTTTTCCAGTTAGATTTACTATAGAACCTTATACACCTGAAGAAATCTATTTAATTTTTAAAAATAAAGTTACTAATATTGGTTGGAGTCTTACTAAAGATATTTCAGTTAATTTTTTTAAAGAAAATATTGATTTATTTAAATATTTTGGAGGTGATATGGAAATATTATTTAGTAGATGTAAACGATCACATTCTAGACGAGTATTTGCTTCAAAAGAAACTAATAAAAAAATATTAAATATGGTTGATTTAAAAAAAGGATTTGAATCATTTAAACTACATAGACAAAATAAAAATATAAAAAATGAATATTGGAAAAATATGTATGTATAATTAATTTAAAGATTGGATAATTATTATTTATTAATGGAATTTTTTTATTTAATTGAATATAATAATAAAATTATTGGTGTTTATACAAATTTAGATAAAGCTAAATCATTTATATTCGGTTGTTTTCAAAATCAATTAATGAACTCAAATGTTACTATTAAAAAATATACACCAAACTCTTGTTATTGTAGTGATACAAATATAATTTATTATAATTCACTTAATACTAATACTAAAATTACAAATAATATTAATACTATAAATAATATTAATACTGAAATTACAAATATTGATTATAATAATCCTGCAATAGTAGAAATAACAAATAAAAAAATTGATATTCAACATAATATCAATTTATTAAAAACACAAAAGAAAAAAATAGAAGAATCTAAAAATACATATTCAAATGATTTAAAATTATTTGAATTATTTACTGAAAGTAAAAAAAAAGATAAACAATTTATTATTCCTGAAATTTTTAGTTCAAAATTTGAATTAATGACACAATTAAGTCATGATAATCTATTATCATGGGAAAATTTTGTAAAAGAATATAGTCATAATAATTTATATAATGATTATTTTAATATTAATAAGTATGATGAAATGTTTTTAAATTCTGATAATGAAAATAAAAGTGATATTAGTGAAGAGTTAGTTATTGAGTCGGATTCTAATACTGAAATCAGTGAAAATAATGATTAATATATTATTTTCTAAATTATAATAATAATTTAGAAAATGTATCGTGTTGAAGATGTTGAAAAGATTGAACAAAATATCAATAAAATTAAAAATGATGCTGCTAAAGAATATAAAACATTATATGAACCAACATTAAAAGAAATATCTAGTGTCTATAATGCTATTAAAAATTATATTAAAAAAAAAGGAAGAATTGCATATGGTGGATTTGCACAAAATATTTTATTAACTACTAAAAATCCAAATGAATCATTTTATAAAATTATAGACGGTGCTTTCTATAATTGGCCAGATGTTGCAGATATGGAATTTTATTCACCTACGCCGTTAGAAGATGTTTTTGAATTAACTGAAGAATTATTTTCATTAGGTTATAAATATATTGATGGTAAAGAAGGAATACATCCTGAAACATATAAAATTTTTGTTAATTTCATTAATTATTGTGATATTTCTTATATGTCAAATAATATTTATAATAATATGCCTATTATTGAAGTTGATGGAATTAAATGCGCACATCCACATTTTATGATGGTTGACGCATATAGAGTATTAACTGATCCAATGACATCTTATTGGAGATTAGATAAATCTATTATGAGATTTCAAAAATTACTTAAATATTATCCACTTAATCAATCTCTTAAAGATAAAAATATAGAAATGACATCTCAATTAAATGTTATTAAATTTATTAAAAAAAAAATTATTCAATATTCTGAGTTAATTGTTGTTGGATTCTATGCTTTTAATTATTATATTAAAAAAATATCTGAAAATAATATTATTAAAACAATATCATTTTTTGAAGTTATTAGTAAAGATTTTGAAAAAGATGCTAAAAAAATCTATAATATATTATTACTAAAATTTAATAAAAAAATTACTACTAAAGAATTTTATCCTTTCTTTGCATTTATGGATAAAAGAATTGAATATTATTATGAAGGAACATTAATATTAAGATTATTTGGTAATAATAATAGATGTACTGTTTATAATTATTCAGATAAAAAACATACTCATTTTGGTACATATAATTTAGTATTTATGTATTTGTTATTTGATTACTTTTTAGCATATATTAATAAAGATAAAATCAATACTGACTTATATACATCTCTTATTTCTAAATTACATAATGCTAGAAATACTTATCTTGATTCAAGAAATATAACCGTTCTTGATGTTTCACCTTTTCAAGATTTCACTTTTAAATGTTATGGTATTCCAACAGATTCTATTAGAGCTTCTTTATTACAAGGACTCAGTAATATGAAACAAGGTAAAAGGTATAAATTTAAATATAGTCCATCTGGTAAAGCAGAATATAAAATACCTGAATTTAATTTTAGTAATAGTTCAGGAAATCAAATTATTAATGAAAAAAAAATGATTTTAAAAAATATTAAATTAAAAAAATAATAAATTAAAAAAATAATATATAAATTATATTATATATTATATATTATGGATATGCTATTTGGTAATTCTATTGAAAATACACCTGAACAAAATACACCTCAAAATGTACCTATTGTAGAAAGTAAAGAAGAACGACTATTATCTCTTACTGAAGTTAAAAGTAAAGAAGACCAATTTACATCTCTTGAAGTAAATTCACCTAATAATATATTAGAAATTGAAAATTTAGAAAAAAATGATGTATTGAAAATTAATGAATCTTCACAAAAAGGAGGAGCTAAAAAATCTCCACGAAAATCTATTAAAAAATCTTCTAAAAAATCTTCTAAAAAATCTTCTAAAAAAGCTTCTAAAAAGGCTTCTAAAAAGGCTTCTAAGAAATCTTCTAAGAAACAAGTAGCAGGTGCTAAAAAAGCTTCTAAGAAATCTTCTAAGAAACAAGTAGTAGGTGCTAAAAAAGCTTCTAAAAAGGCTTCTAAGAAATCTTCTAAAAAACAAGTAGCAGGTGCTAAAAAAGCTTCTAAAAAGGCTTCTAAGAAATCTTCTAAAAAACAAGTAGCAGGTACTAAAAAAGCTTCTAAAAAAGCTTCTAAGAAATCTTCTAAAAAACAAGTAGCAGGTGCTAAAAAATCTTCTAAAAAAGCTTCTAAGAAAGCTTCTAAAAAACAAGTAGCAGGTGCTAAAAAAGCTTCTAAGAAATCTTCTAAGAAATCTTCCAAAAAAGCTTCTAAAAAAAGTACTACAAAATCGTCTAAAAAACAAGTAGCTGGTGCTAAAAAAGCTTCTAAAAAAGGTACTAAAAAAAGTACTAAAAAAAATACAAAAAAGAGTTCCAATAAATCTTCTAAAAGAGTATCTAAAAAATAATTTTATAAAGTAATTTGAATAAAATCACCTTTAATATAAGGAATATATATATTATTATTATCAATTTGAATACACCTTGAAATATTTGTTTGTTTATTAATTTTATAAGATTGAATGTTATATTTTAATGTTTGTTGATAAATAATATGACAAAATTGATTTAAATTAAATTCTAAAATTAATTTTTTTTTATTAGTTTCAAATATAAAAATATGATCCCTAAATTTATCATTAGAAATTATAAAAGCTTGGGTATTAGTTTTTAAAAAAAACCAAATAATAAATAAGTCGTCATTTATACCATAAGGTGTTAAATAATAATTAATTTTAAAAGATTTAAACCATAAAAATAAAAAAGGGAACATTTTAAAATATTTAAAATGTATAATAACAATTGGATTATTAATAGTTTCTGTAATATTGATAATTAGATTTTTTAAGTCATCAATACTTTGATTATTAATTAGTCCATTTCTTGCATGTATAATATTAGCACCGTCAATAATTGCACCGAAATCACTTGTTTGTTTTTTCATAAAGTTTTCTAAATTTTGTTTAATTTTATTAGAAAACTGGTTCTCTATTTCATTTACTAACATTTTATTAATATCAGAAGTAATATATTTTAATTTTATATTAGAAGGAATATTATTCACTAGTGGATAATTAGTATTAGAAGTTTCAATAAAAATTCCTTCTAATTTTTCTAATATTTTAAAAAGTTTATTTTCAATAATAAAATCAATATCTTTTGATAGTATTATATAATTAGTATTTATTGATATTTGAGATATAATATTATTTTCAAAGAAATGAATAGATTTATCAATATCTGTTTTATAATAATAATTGATTAAATTTAAATAATCACGTTTCATTAAATTATTAGATGACTCAATTATATATTCAATATATTTATTATCATTATTACTAATATAATATTGTAATAAATTTGATATAATTCCATTATTATTTGTTTTAATAAGATTTTCTAATGAGAATCTTATTATTATTTTATTAATAAAACAGTAATCTTTTTGATTTACATATAATAAATAAGCAATTTGATTTATATATTTTCCTTCTAATTTTAATTCATTTATGTTATCATAATCCATTAATTTATATAGTAAATAAATCAATACTATATAAATCAATTTTTTTAGTATTTATAGATTATTTTGTAATAAGTGTTGAACAAAAATCTTCTAAATCTTGTATAGAACCATTATTATCAATTAAGTAATCAAATTTAGTTTTAATCCACATATATTCACTAGGATGAATATCAGTAGGTTGTTCTATTTGATTAGATTCGTATAATATAAACCAATTTGGTGATAATCCTCGTGTAATTTTAATAAATTTAGCACCATAATTTTTTAAGAGATTTATTTCATTTGGAAATCTACAATCTGTAATTACAATATTTGGATATAATTGTAATTTATATTCAATAATAGTAATCCATATATCAGAATGAAAATGATTTCTAAATAGATCTGTACCAATATATTGTAATATATATCTAGGTGTTAAGTTTGGTATATTTAATTTATTTGACCACCAAGTATCAACTTGTTCTCTCCATATTCTAGATTCATTAGTTGCACCTTCAAGCATTTCTCTAGGCCAACTAAATATAATTGCAACAATATCTTTTAATACATCTGCAAAAGATAATTTTTTAAAACCAAAATTTTTAACTAATATATTTCCTAAAGTATCTTTACCAGAACATTGTAATCCACAAATACCAACAATCATAAATAATAAATATAGTTATTTTTTAAACTAATTTATATAAATTTTTATATAAATTAGTTATTATAGCTTATGATTAAAAATATAAATAATAGTTGTTTAATAGAAAATTATTTTAAAGAAGAATCGTCTGATGATAAGATAATTTGTAATTATTGTAAAAAATATTTAGTATTACCATATAATGAAATTGAAACATTTATTAGTTATCATATAAATTTACAAAAAAAATCTAAATATCTTATTTTAATATTTAGATTATGTCCAAAATTATTTTCATATGAAAGTGTAATTATTAATAAATTTTTAAGAGATATTTTTTTTAAATCTGTAAGAATTACATATGATTCAACAATAAATGTATCTAATTATTTATCTAATATTTATATTCAAAATTTATATCAATATTATATAACAAGAGAAGTAACAGCCTTTGTATATGAATTATATTTTTATCAACAAAATATAGATTATTTAGATCATATAAAATGTTCAATATGTAATAATCATATATGTCCATTACATATATATTTATCAAATTGTTACTATTCTAAATGTAATTATTGTAATAATAATTGGTTTATATGTGGTTGGTGTAAATCAAACTTTAATGAACTTTATATATGTAAACTATATCATAATAAAAATAAATAATTTATATATAGTCACACATTTCTATAATATATTTATCATCATTTGTTTTTAATATTCTAATTGGTTTGGCACAACCATATATTAGATTATTTCTAATTAATTCTTCACAATTTTCTTTTGTTTCATGAGGATTAATTTGCATCATACTATTAGAAAAAACAGCATGTCTAAATATACCACAATTAATTTCAGTAGTATTAACTATAAACATAAATTTACAATGAGGACATTCAAATTCTAAATCCATTAAAATATTACTTTACATTAGTTATTATTTTTTGGAAATTATTATAGATTTTATTTAATTTAATAAATTTGTAATATATTCTTTTGCTATTTTTTTAATAGTTTCTTTTTGTTTATGGGATTTTTTATCCCAATTTTTAACTTGTAAAGCTGTTGCATAATTAGTTTTTAATATATTTTGATGTTTATCTATAAAATTATAATATAATGCATCCCATATAATATTCCAATAATTATCTTTTTTAAATGAACTCATATTGATTATATAATTAGAGGATGAAAAATATGGACGTGTCATCATAAAACCATTACTTGCATATTGACTCATTCCAAAAATATTTGGAATCATAACCCATTCATATGAATCTATAGTCCATTCCATAAAAATACGATATACTTCTTGAGGATGAATTTGACATATTAACATAAAATTACCAAGATACATAAGTCTTTCAATATGATGTGCATAAGCATAATTTACAATTTTATTAATAATAGAATCAATAGGTTTAATACCAGTATCACCGGTCCAAAATTTATTATTAACTGTATTATTATGATTTAAATAGTTTGATTCATATAATTTAGGACCATCTAACATATAAATTGTGTATACATAATTTCTCCATCCAATAACTTGACGAATAAATCCTTCAAATGATTCAATAGAAATTGATTTCTTATGACTTAAATAATATTTATATGAAATTGTAACTACTTGTGTATCAGTTAATATTCCAATATTCATCATAGGACTTAATACTGAATGGAAAACAAATGGTTCTGATTCACTTACAGCATCTTCATATGGTCCAAAATTATGTAGTCTTTCTTTTAAAAATTTATCAAGCCATTTTAATGCACTCTTAGTATCAATTGGATAAATAAAATTATCAAGTGAACCATAATTTTTTGAAAAAAACTTATTAATATATATAATTGCCTCTTTACTATACTTATTATTTATTGATTTTAAATTTATAGGTGGCACTTTATAATTTTTGGGTAATCGTAATCTATTAGCAGAATCATAAGACCATTTACCTCCAACTGGCTTATCTATTGAATCTATTAATATATCTAATTTTTTTCTTTGATATTTATAAAATTGATCATGAGAATATTTATTATTTTTAAAAATAATATTTTTAATTGTATCTAGTTCATCTAATTTTATTAACCAATTTATATTATCTAAAATAATAAGTTTTTTCCCAAAAATTTCTTTCATTTTTTTTTCAAGTTTTAAATCACCAATACTTATTATTGTTATAGAATCAAACATATTTTTAATATTTAAGTAGAATGATTTTGTTACTTGATTAAATTCAATATATTTAATATTATCTTTCTTTTTTATTAATATATCAAAATATTTTTTCATAGTAGCTCTATGATATGCTAATTTTAATTTATGAAAAGCAAAATCTGAAAAATATCTTGGTTCTTCAATTAAATAAATTTCTCTATATTTTTTTAAAAATTCAATATTATTAAATAATTGGGTAGGAAAAATTAAAAGAACCATTAATTTTAAATTAATTAAATTTAGATTATTTTTATTTCTAAAAATAATTATATAGAAATGCTTTTATCTGGAGGGAATCAAAAAACTCTTACTGATACTACCAAAATTAAGAAAAGTTTTGAAAATAATCAACGTATTAATCATTCAATGACTGTTAATTCATTATCTAAAATTTTTAATAATATTGCTACAGATGTTATTCAAAAAAACAGTGTAGCAGCTTCTTCAGCGGTTGGTGCGTCAAACTCAATATTTATATCAGGAATTAAATGCGAAACAGTTAAAATTAGTGGAAATAAACAAAAAAGTGTTGCAACATTACAAATGGAAGTACAAACAAAACAAAAAAATACTAATAAAATTTCAAATGATATTACTACTACTATAAATAAAACTATTGAAAAAGTAGGTACTGTTGATTTAGCAAAATTACAATCTGATAATACTAATCAATTAAATGAATTTATGAAAGCAACACCTGGATATGATCCAGATAAAGCTCATAAATTAGGTAGTTCTTGTCCGTCAAACACTGGAGGACTATTCAGTGTTGGAAATAAATGTGATGTTAATTCAAAATATGAATTAGATGCAAGTATAAAACAATCTTTAGACTTAGATGAATCATTTAAAATAACTGATAATGATGATATAACAAATGAAATTAAAAATAAAGTAGAACAATCAAACTTTGCAGCATGTCAATCAAATGCTTCTGCACAAAATCAAATAGTAATTCAAGATATAATGTGTGCTGTAAATGAAGCATCTAATCGAAAGGGATCATTTGAATTTGAAGATAATGAACAGGAAGCAATTGCTAATTTATATATGAAATGTGTTTTTGATCAAGAAAGTGTAAATGAAATTTCAAATAAAATATTAAATAATATTGCAAAAAAATATAATCAAATTTATGATGCAGTAGCAGAAAAAGCTAAAACTAAAGGCCCTGCATATTATGAGAAAGCTAGTAAGCTAGTTGATTTATTATCTGCATCTGGAATAGAACATATTCAAGCAGCCGCAGGAGATCTACCTCTTTCAGATAAAGTAAATATTCCCCAAAGTACATTAGCATCTCAACCATTATCACCTCAACCATTAGCACCACGACCATTAGTACCTCAACCATTAGTACCTCAACCATTAGCACCTCAACTATTAACACCTCAACTATTAACACCTCAACCATTAGCACCTCAACCATTAACACCTCAACTATTAACACCTCAACTATTAACACCTCAACTATTAACACCTCAACTATTAACACAACAACCAGCCCAAATAGTATCTCAACTAATAGATATAATAAATAAAAATAGTTGGATATGGATTATAGTAATTATAGTAATATTTATATTTATATTATTTATTTATATAAGATATCAGAGAGATGAGGATGATGATTAAACTAAATTATTTCTATTATAAATATCATAAATATCTTCATCTTCTTTATTTATATCATCTTTTTGATTTTCAATAATAATAAGTGGAGTTTCAGGAATCATTTCAGGTGCTATTTCAGTTGGTTTTATTCGTCCAATTATTTCAGGTATTTCTATTAATTTCCATACACTTTTAATATTTTTATCGTCATCCATTTCATCTTGTGTTTTTGTTCTTTGACATAATTTTAATGCACAACAACACATATTAAAACAGTTACAATAACTACATCCAAAAGGAAAACAGAACCATTCAAAACAACACTGTGCACATGCACCTATATCTTCTTCAAATTCGCCAGTTTCAATCATTTTACTAAACCATCTAATAATATCATTTGGAAGAATAGGTGACATTTCAATTAATCTATCATATTCTAGAGCAGATTGTTTAATAAAATCTTTTGCTTTACTACGATCTTTTCTAGATTTTGCTAATTCAATTTGTAGTTTTCTTGAAAATTTATCCCATGAAACACTAGAATACCGATGAGCTTCTAATTTTTGAGCAACACCTGTATAGGTTGCAATAGTTGCTAATATACCAGCTAATATATTCATTGAACCAATAATATAATGAATATAAGGAACTGCATTAGTAAATGAGGTGGATGCTACATTACCGGCACCTGTAATTGTTGATAAAATAATAACAGGTATATTAAACCATGCATTAAGACACCAATAACGTTTATAGGATCTTTCATGCATCATTTTAAAACATAATGCTTTATCTGCCCATTTTTTTAAAATAGATTCTTGTTCTTTTTTCCAAGCATAATCTTTTTCTTCTACAATAATTTGCGACTGTGTTATATTCTGTCCTTGTTGTTTCATTTCTTCTTTAGTCATATATAATTATATAGAAAATATTTATTCTCCACAATAAAATACTTTTTCTAATTCTACACTAGATGAAAAAAACTCAATTAATTTAGTATGATAATCCATTATTTCATTAAAAGTATTTTCTAAATCTTGTAAATTTTCTATTTTATCATCTTTTACCCATGTTAATATAGTATTATTGTGTTTAGCTTGTACAACTTCATCTGACATTTTTTTATAATCTTTTAATAGACTATTAAAATTACTTTTATTGATCTCATCCATTTGTTTACGTTCATCAATTTGTATCCAAATATTATTTAAATCTTTCAAAAATTTAATTTTCCTTATTTTGAGAGAATTTGATAAATAAAAATAAGAATTATCTATGATTGCTCTATAAAAAATAATATCATCTTTTTTTTGATTACCTAATAATCTTTTAAGATTATTTTTAATTTCTGCAATACTATTTATATTAGTTATACATTTAGTTTCCAATTCACAATATCTATTAAATTTTTCGTCTAATTCTAATATATTTTTATTCGGATTTTCCATCTATTATAATAATATTATAATTTAATTTAAAAAAATCATTTTAAATTAAATTATAATTTAGATAAGCTAATGAAAAAGTTCAAATATTATATAAAAGTTTATGTATGAATTGTTAAAGTAGATAAAATTTAATTAAAAATTAAATGATAATTAAATTTTATCATATCATTTATTCCTTTATTAATTTCTAAATAAATATTATGAACTAAATAAGTATTAGTAGTTAATGAATGATCAATATATTGTTTAATAATAATAGGTTTATTAAAAGAATTAATATTACAAATTGTTAATTTATATTTTTTAATTGATCTATATAAAATGTGGTCTTTATTTGATAATAAAGTTCCAGAATTACTATTTTTAGTACCCCTAATTATTTTAACATTATTGAACTTATCTTTGAAAATAAGTTCAAATATATATGTAGGTGAATATATTTCACTATTTCTACATATAAATTGATCATTTTTTTTTTCAATATTATAACTCATTAATATAATTAGTAAATATTTTTTTATTAGATAATTATAAAATTTGATACTTAATTAGGTGGTGATACAAATATTTTATTATTATCTAATTCTGTATAAAAACATGAACATAATGTATAACCAATATCATTTTTTGTAAATTCAATATATAACTTATCACTATAATGTGTTGAACTTGATTCATATTGATTTATTATTCCTTCAAGTTCATATGAAATAGTTGAATTTAATGAATAAATACTAAGCAAAGCTTTATAAGAATCAATATTAGAAAGTTTAATTTTATGATTTAATTTTATTAAATGAGCATATTTAGTTTCTTCTAAATTTTTAAAATATTTTTTACCTATTATTTTACCATTAATTAATAATTCAAATAAATATCTAGATGTATTATTATTTGGATTTGAAAATCCATAATAATTTGGTGTATATTTAATTTGGATAGGTTGTGATATGTGATTTAAATTACTAATAATATCTGACATTATAACTTATATTAATATAAGTTATAAATAAATGTTATAACTTTTTCTTATTAGATTTTTTATAAATTGTAGTTATAACTTTTTCTTATTAGATTTTTTATAAATTGTAGTTATAACTTTTTCTTATTAGATTTTTTATAAATTGTAGTTATAACTTTTTCTTATTAGATTTTTTATAAATTGTAGTTAAAATTGTAATTAAAACGCATTAATAATATGGTTAAATTTTTAACTATATTATAATTATATATAATAAAAATGGCTGATAGTGTTAATCATAATTGTTATTTAGATAAAATTGTTATGGAAAATAATGATATATTTGAATGTTTGGTAATTAAACCTGGTACTATTAAACATATTTCATGGTTAGATTTAGATTATACTGAAAAATTAATGAATTTAGATTTATTTAAATTAGTTAAAACTAATAGTAGTAATTTTATTGAAGTTTTAGCTATTAATTTAGAAGTAAATAAATATAATATATCTGATTTATCTGTTAAGACTCAAATAATAGGTGAAGAACCATATTATTTATATGAAATGTTATATATTGATTTGGAAAAAGCAAATAATTATAATAATAATGATAATTTAAATGAATTAGCTAGTTTAATAAATATTAATGGAGACCAAATTTATTCTAATGCTATTATTTTTAAAAATTATATTCCCTCATTAACTGATTCTATGAATTTATGTACAATTACAAAAGCTGATTTACAGAGAGTTTTATATGATAGAGTTCATACTAAAATTGTTATATATGATAATGATGAATTAAGTGAATATAGAGTTGTAGGTGATTTAAATGTATTTGCTGAAAGTTTTTTTGAAGGTGAAACATTTAAAAAATTAGAAATCCCATTTTTAATGCATAATATAAATATTTGGTATACAACCTCACAATATGGTAATTTAAATGTATGTGGTAATTTAATTGAAAGTCCTATTGATAAATGTATTTGGTTTTCAATGAAATCAGATAATTATAGAGGAAATATAACATTAGATGAAGTTAAGAAAATAATTAGTTTATCAAAAGTATTATCTGATTATAAAACTCCTAGTGAATTGTTAGATGAAAAAAATGATAGTTTAGGAAGAAAAATTATTTATAATAAATATAAAGTATTAGATTATATTTCTGATAAGTATATTACTAAATTAAATAAAAATAATTAGTTTGGTTTAAAATTAATAAATATCTAATATCTAATAATGAATGAATTTGATATTGATATTGATAGTGATATTGGTACATCGGTTTTAAAATTAAAGTCTAATACACAAAATGATAATCAAAATACTGAAACTGATATTGATTATGATAAAATATTAGAAAATATTAATAACTCAGAAACAATTAAACAAAAAAAATTACCTAATAATAAACCTAAACGAAATGTTAATATGGAAGAATTAGTTAAGAATATTGAATCGGACTTAGATAAAATGGATAATACACACATTCCAGATCCATTACCAATTAATTTAAATCCAAATATTATTAAAACAAATAAAAATAAAAATAAAAATCCAAATATAAATAAAAATCTAAATAAAAATTTTAAATTAGACCAAAATAATGAAATAAATATAATGAAATCATTAAATAAGATATATAATTTTAAACATAGAGATATTATTTTATATATATTACTTTTTATGTTATTAAATAATAAATTTGTTATTGAATTAGTTTATGAAAAAGTGCCATTTGTTAAACTATTAGATAATCCATATCCAAATTTACTCATAAGAAGTATTTTATTTGGAATGTTAATATATTTGATTAAAAAATTTAATCTATAAAAAAGATATTATCTTTATCAAATTAATGAAAAAATATATTATCTTATTAATTTTACTCTATTTAATTTTAATTATAAATTATTGTGAAAATCAACAAGTTGAAAAATTTGGTGATTATTTTACTGATTGTGGTAGTGTTCCAGAATTATTAGAACAAGTAATGACTAATAGAAATATGAAAAATAATACAAAGGATTATAATTTTTATATTCCATGTTCTTATAATAATTGTGAAAAAGATATATTAGCATTTGAAAATAAGAAAGGTATTAAAGTTTTCTTAATAGATGGATGTGATTGGTTAGCTTCTAAATTAGGTTTATGGGAATTATTAAAAGAATATTATGGAAAAGATGCAAGTAAATATATGCCAACAACTCATTTACTTGAAAATGCAGATGATTTAGAAAACTTTCCAAAACATTTTGAAGAAAATAAACAAAAAAGACCTGATCAAATGTATGTATTAAAAAATTATGCTCAACGACAAGAAGGTATTAAATTAACTAGAAATTTAAATGAAATTTTAATTGGTCTTAATAATAATTGGTATTTAGTTCAAGATTATGTTTATGATCCATATATTATTGATCAACGTAAAATTAATTTTAGATATTATTTACTTGTTATTTGTAGAAATGGTAAAATTGAAGGATATATTCATAAAGATGGATTTGTATATTATACACCTAAATATTATGATCAATATGATATGGATTTTGATAAACATATTACTACTGGATATATTGATAGAAAAGTATATGATGACAATCCATTAACATTACAAGACTTTAGAGACCATCTTGATAAAAAAGATTTAGGATCTAGTAAAATATGGAATATAAATGCTGAAACACTCATGAATAAAGTCATGGATGCTATTAGTAAAAAAATCTGTCAAAATAAAAAATTAAGTGAACATGTTAGATTCCAATTATTTGGATGTGATTTAGCACCTGATGCTAATTTAGGAGTTAAATTAATGGAAATTAATAAAGGACCAGATTTGGAAGCAAAAGATGGTAGAGATAAAGAAGTAAAATTACTTGTACAAAAAGATATATTTACACTGGTTGATCCAGAAAATAATAATATAAATGATAATATTAAAACAACCAGTTTTATAAAAATATATTAATAATAAAATTAATAATTTTATTATTTTCTATATAATAATATAAATGTCAAATATTAAAATTATATATGATGAACAAAAATATAAAAATATGGCAAAATATGGTGATGATAAATTATTTGAATCCTGGCTAGATATTAATCTTTTTTTTCCAATTGGAGATAAATTAGTAGATCCATTATACTGTATGGGATTAACTCCTAATAATGTTACTTTATTAAGTACTTTTTTTACTATTCTTGCCATATATTTTTTACATATTGATAATAGAATTTATGCTTTTTTATCATATTTATTTGGATATGTATTAGATTGTGTTGATGGTCGTATGGCTAGAAAATATTCAATGGGATCTAAATTTGGTATGGTATTTGATTGTACATCTGATAACATATCTAATGGAATATTAATCACTTATTTACTTTTAACAAGACCTTTAAATATTACTACCAATATAACACTCATTATTTTATTTATTACTAGTTTTTTATTATCATTATCATATGGTCTTAATGAAGCAATTATTGCTAAAAAAAGTACAGGTAATGATAATTTTTATAAATTGAAATTAAAAGAATTGGAAAAAGAATTAGAAAATAAAGATATCTGTAATAGTTTTGAAATAATATTATATAAATTATTTTTATTTATTACAAAAATTTCATATCAAACTTATAAATTAATTTTTCCTAATTATGATCAAGATAAAATATTTAAATGGCTCAAAATTCTTAAACATTTTGGTCCTGGAAATTTTTGTTTATTAGTTAGTACTATTTTATTATATATTTAACTATTTTTTTGTTGAACCAAAACCACCATCATTTCTTGATGTTTCACTAAGACTATCTACTATATTTACTAGAATTGGTTTTAAATCTGCTGCTATTATTTGAAAATATGAACCAATTGGAAAACTAATTGGAATTTCATTATTAAAATTTCTTACTTTTGCCATTATATTACCACGATATCCTGCATCTATAATTCCAATAGAATTTGCTAATTGAAAACTTGTTTTTGAAATTGAAGAACGTGGTACTAAATAATAACTTACATATGTATTTGATTCCATATCTATCATTTCACATTGAATTTCAAAATCTATGGTTCCTACATCAAATGATTTAACCATAATATTTTGAAAATTATATAAATCTATACCACTATCACCTAAATGATGAGACTTAAATTCATTATAAAAATTACAAACTTCCATTTTATTAGAACAAAGTTTAATATTTAATAAATATTTAGGTTTAGTAAATTCACTTTGATAGTTATCTAATTTAAACATTATATTTATTAACTAAATTAATCAATAATTTAATTAATCAATTTTTATTCTTGTTTGTTTTTTGAAAAGCGCACTTAATTTTTATTTGATTTGAATGAGTTTATATATAAAAAAAAAAATTATTAAATTATAATGAAATTAGCTGTATTTGATTCTGGATGGGAATATTCATTGGATACTCCATACAATTCTCCATTAGGTGGTACCCAAAGTGCTATTTGCTTTTTTTTAGAAGAAATGGCAAATAATGGTCATGAAATTTATTTATTTAATAAAAGAAATACTGATGAAATAATTAGAGGAGTTATTCATGTTGATGCATCTAAATGGCAAAGTTATATTACTGCAAATAAAATTGTTTTAGATATTATAATTGTAAGTTGTATTCCAACAGAAGTTGTACACTTAAAACTTTTATTAAATGAACCATTAACTATGTTTTGTTTATGGACTGGTCATGATATTGATCAACCTCCTTCAAAATTATTAACTGATACAAAACTTGTTGATTTAATTGACTTATTTATTTTTGTTAGTGATTGGCAAAGATTAAGATATTTAGAAAAATATAATATTTCATATAGTAAAACTCTAATTTTAAGAAATGGAATTGGAAAACCATTTGAACAGTTCTTAAATATGCCTATAACTAAAAATATTAACTCCATGTCATATTGTTCAATTCCTTGGAGAGGATTAAATCTATTAGTACCTATATATAAAAAAGTTAAAGAACGTCAAACTAATGCTTCCTTAAAAATATTTTCTGGTATGAATATTTATAAACAACAAGAAAATCCTGCAATATTTAATGAATTTAAACAAATGGATTCTGTTACATGTTCTTATGGGGTATCTCAAACACAATTAGCAAATGAATTATATAATATTGATTATTTGTCCTATCCAAATACTTTTCAAGAAACTAGTTGTATTACAGTATTACAAGCAATGGCTTGTGGTTGTATAGTAATAACTTCTAATTTAGGAGCATTAAAAGAAACAATGGGAGGATTAAATGAATATATTGATATAAATATTTTTCAAATTGATATTGAAAAATATGTATTAGAATTTATTATCAAACAGTTGAAACTAATGAAATTAAGTAATGAAGAAAAAGATTTAATTCGTGAAACTAATCGTAATTATATTAGACAAAACTATTTATATAGTACTATTTGTAAAAAATTTGAAAAAGATATTGACAAAATATTAAATAATTTTAAAAAATTTATGAATCAAGAACATAGATTACTAATTAATAATTTTATTAAATTTTTTGAAAGTGAAAAATATAGTGATGCTATTAATAATGCTAATTCACAACTTTATTATCCAAATATTAATGAATATTATGTTATTAAATTAAATCTTGGTGTATGTTATCATAAAATTGGAAATAATGAGGTTGCTATGAAACATTTAAAAATTGCTAAAAATATTAAAGAAGATTTTAATGTTTATAAAAATATTGCACTTATTGAAATGTTTAATAATAATATTAATAAATTTATTAAATATGCTAGAAAAGCTATCAGTTTTGAATTTGACTCATTAATTGCTAATTTACTTGCTGAAAAATATGAAGCTATCGGATGTTATCATGAATCTATGGGAATATATAAATCAATTATTGATATTGAACCTGATAATATTAATTGTCTTAATAATTTAGGAAATATATATTTAATTGGTATTTCTGATATACCTGATTTTAAAAAAGTTATGAATGAAACTTATGGTAAATCATTAGAATGGGCTATTATTAAAAAAGAACATCGTAAAAAAGAATTAATTGTAAGTAATATAATTTTTAATAATTTATATAATTGGAAAACAACTAATGATGAAATATTAACTGAAGCACAAAAATGGTATACTTATTTCCCAAAAGAACTAAAGTTAAATAATATTGTAAATCAATTACAAAGAAATAAAATTGATGGTACTAAAATTAAAATTGGTTATATTTCTACTGATTTTATAACTCATCCAGTTGGCTATATGTTTGATAGTATTCTTAAAAATCATAATACTGATAGATTTCAAATATTTTGTTATGATAATTCTAATCAAAAAAAAGCAGAAACTGATTTTACTGCTAGAAAATTAAGATCTTATAATAATGCTAAATGGTTTGTTATTGAAAATAAAACTGATCAAGAAATACTTCAACAAATTGTTAATGATGATTTAGATATTTTAGTTGATATGATGGGACACACTAGAAATACTAGAATGAATATTCTTCAATATAAACCTGCTAGAGTTATTATTTCATATTTCGCATATCCTTCAACTAATGGTCTTAAGGAAATTGATTATAGATTTACTGATAAATATGCTACTCCTCCTAATATACAAAAATATTTTGTTGAAAAACTTTATTATTTACCAAATGGATTTCAATGTTATACACCTCCTCAAGATATTGAATCTATTAAAGATTATACTAGAGATAAATATAAAATTAATTTATGTTGTTTTAATAATCCTATTAAATTATCTAAACCAACTATTGAAACATTTGCTGAAGTTCTTAAAAGATTACCTCAAGCTAAACTATATTTAAGATATTGTTATTATAATTCTAGTTATATTAGACAAATTATTATTAAACAATTTATTGAATTAGGTATTGAAAAAGAACGTTTAGATATCGGATCTATGGAATTACTTGACGCTCTTAACTTTTATAATAAAATGGATATTGTATTAGATCCATTTCCATATAATGGAGGTACTATTAGTAGTGAAGCTATTTATATGAATACTCCTTTAATTACTCTAGCCGGATCTAATTATGTTAGTAGAGTTGGGGTTAGTTTATTAAGTAATTTAGGATTAGAAAAATATATCGCAAATACTAGAGAAGAATATGTTCAAAAAGTTGTTAATTTAGCACAAGATCCTAATGAATTAAAAGAACTTCATCAAACTTTAAGAATTAGAATGTTAAATTCTGATCTCGCTAACTCGTTCACTTTTACTAAAAATATAGAAATCGCATATGAAGATATTGTTAATAAATTTAATACTAAAGAAGAATAATTTCTTTAATTAAATAAATTGATAAACCAGATATTAATCCAAATAAAAAACTTCCCCAAATTGTATCTACTATAGATTCTATTAAGCCCCATTCTTTTATTGTTACTAAATTTGTAGTATTATAAACTCCGTAAACTACTAAACCTAATATCATCCCTCTAATAATTATATCATTATAATCTTGTTTATAATTATTTATCTCAGGTTTCACTATAAATATATAAATGCATAAAGTCAATAAAAAATATGCTATAATACCAGAGATATATTTACGATAATTTAATATACTATTATTAGAACATAAATTGATTCTATTAAACTGGTTATCATACATTGATCTATTTATATATAATATTACTGGAATATCTAATAATAAAAATAAACTTAGAATAATAATATACGGAATAACTAATTTTATCATATATTATTAGGTATAAAATAAAATAAATTATTTATAAATAATTTATTTTATAAAGAAGCAATGTATTTATAATGTATGTGAACAAAATAACTTAATATCTTCATTTTCTGTTTCAGAATCTATTAATTTTGAATTAATATTAATAATAATTGGATTTAATAAATTATTTAATTGTATACAAATTAAATTATAAGAATCAAATAAAGCAATTGTATGATTTAGTAATTCCAAAAATTTTTCAAAAATAACAATAAAATATTTAATTAAATTTTCATTACTTAAATCGTAAAAATCAGATACCAAAATTAATGGTATATCTAAAGCTTGAAATAATTTTTGACCAAATATATTTAATATAGTTGTTAATCTTTCTTTAGCATCATCTAAAATATAAGATCTATCAGTATCTGTATTTTGTAAAATATTACCTAATCTAATATAATATGAAACACCCCCTTTGGAACAGTCATAAATTCCCATAAAATTTTCTTTTATTTGTTGTAAATAATCAATTTGTTCAGTAATTTGTAATTTCCAAAATATTGGATTTGAATAACATGAATACCATTTTTTAAGAATAAATATTAAATTTATTTTTTTATTAATAAATTTATAAAAACTACATAAAACATTCCATGATAATGGATAATTTAATAGTTCTTTTATAAATATTTTTTTTAAATTATAATTTATTGCAATGTTTGAATGATATTTTAAAAAGATTTTTAAAGTTATACTTAAATGATAATCTGAAATTTCGTTATTATAAGATATTAACATAAATAAAAAAGTTAGTGGATGTTTAATTAAACTTATTTCTAAATTTGTTTTTTTAATATCAATTTGAAATATTGGATCCATTAATTAAAATAAGTTTATATATTTCCTTTTTTAAAAACGAAATAATGGATTTTTATACCCACATTTACAGATTTTATCTGCAAATATGTTATGACATTTAGGACAATTAATCATCATCAATGATGATGATTGATTATCTTTTTTTTTAGATTCTACTTTTGGTTTGCTTTTTTTGGATTTAATTATAGGTGTTGAGTTGCATGTTGTTACAGCCCAATCTAATATATCATAACATTCATTACAAACTAATCGGTCTGTTGAATCTAATATAGCAAATCTTCCATTTAATTTTTTTTCATTTGGTAAATTACAATAATTGTTACAAATAGGACATTCCATAATAAAAATGATAATACTAATTATTTAATAATTATTTCAATTTTTATTTAAGTATCAAAAATTAATTCTGCTTGTCCTTTATGAACAACAAATAAATCATAACTTTTAGCTATAAATTTTAATAATATTGACTTTTTATTATTTATTAAATTTGTATTTGATTTGTATAATATTAATAAATATGAATAATATTCATTTAAAAACTCTTGATTTATTTCTATTCTATATTGTTTACCCTTAATTTGTCTCATATTTGCTGTTCCAGATGGATGTGTTTCTTCAGGATATAAACAAAAAGAATGATAATAAACTCCTTCAGGTAAAATATTATTTAAAAATTTGTAGGATAATGTATTTGTCCAATAATTAAAATTAACATTCTCTAATAATACATCTATTTGATTTAGGGTTAGTTTTTGATTATTAACTGGATCTGATTTAAAATATTTATAAGTATCATATAATAAACTCATATTTTCACCATTTTCTGTTATACTATTCAAATATAATTGAGGTTGTATATACCATAAAAGTTCTTTACATGGATAATTAAAAGATAATTCACAATCAAATGAATTTTTATTTTTAATATCAAATATGTCAGTATTAAATTTCTCAATTACATATTCTAATTTTGATAAGGCAAATTTACTTCTCTCTACATCATCTAAAAAAACTACTTCACTTATTAATTTTATTTTAGGTGTTGGAATTAAACTATAATATAAATCAAAATTTATATATGGATAATAATTTCCTACTTTTGGTGCAATTGTTATATAAATTGAATTAGTTATATTTATCATAAAACCAATCCATTGTTCTTTATTTATTACTAATTCAGAATTAATCATTGAACCATTATTTTCTAATAGTATATTGACTTCTACTAAAGTTAAATCTGGAAATTGAATTTGTAATAATTCAGCATTAATATAATTACAAAAATAAGTTATACTTTTATGTTTCGGATTTAATTTATAAGTGTTATAAATTAAATTTGTATTTACTATAAAACCATTTGTATTATCTATTGTTATTTTGGTTATATCATTGTACATTTTCTCATAATTTTCAAATGCTATTATATTTTTTATATCATTTATTTTGGCTATTATAACTACTGTTGAATATTGCATTGAAACTAAAGGTAAACTTGAATTAACATCTTTATTAAACCAAAACATTAATGGAACTAATATTTTTCTGCCTCCTTTTGAATTATTATCAAAATTATTTAGTAATGGAGTATGTCCTATCATTTCTAAATAATTTGACATATTATCGGGTGTAATTTTATGCATTTGATTTATATGTAAAATATCACTATCATATTTTTCAAATTTTTTACCATTAATTTCTAATGTTATGTTTTTAAAAAAATTATGACCAAGATATTTTGCATAATTAAAATTTATTTGATTTGGTTTTTGAAGTTCTACTACTTTTATTTCATTTTGATTTTTTTTTTCATTATAATATTCTAAATATTCTATTATATTATTATACATTAAATTTATCTGATTTAATATTTCCATTCTATTTATATATTTGGTTGTATCGTATGTTTTATTATTTGTTATTAATTTATTAATACTGTTAATATATCCTGTTATATTTATTAAATTATAAACTGAATCTTCTAATTTATTTTTATATAAATCTTTTGTTATTTTACTTTTGTAATTAAATTTATTCACTTCATCTTTTAATAAATTAATTGTTATATTATCTGTTTGGAGTAATATAAATAAATAACGATATAATTGAATTTCAATATCACAATATCCCTTTAAATTTATATAAAAATCATTCCAATAATTTACTTGATCTTGATATTTGGATATTCTTGATTGTTTATATATATTATAATTATTATCACTTACATATTTATCTGAAAAAATTAAATTTGGTAAATCTATTTCAAAATAACATCTATGTATCGCATCTCCCATATTTAAATTAAATGTTATATTATTATTATATTCTGGTGTTTGTTCTGAATTTATTTCTTTTAATTCAAGTGAAAAATTTGTATGACGTCTAAAAACTTTTTTAAAAAATGTTATTTCTGGATTTATTGTTAAATAAATATCTTGTTTTCCTGATGTTACTATTTGAAGTAATCCTCCTGTCATTTATTAATTTATAATACTTAGGTTTTAAATTAATATTATTTAAAATTTTAAATAATATTCATTTTTATAATAAACTGAAAGTTTATAATTATTTAAAATTTTAAATAATATTCATTTTTATAATAAACTGAAAGTTTATAATTATTTGTTTTGGACAACATATCGTTTGGTTACTAAATGGAATGCTGTAAACCCTGATAAGAGAGATGCTAAATCTAATAAATGAGCTTTATTAATAGTACCATCTACAAAATAATTAGCTGTTAATGCACCCATTGATACTTTTATTAAATCATTTAATAATGGCTGATGAGCACCTATCTTAGGAACCATATTTTCTACAAATAAGTTAAATCCTGAATAACCTGCTATTGTTAGACCAGAAGTCATTAACCATTTGTTATCAAATACTATAGTTTGATTATTAATGTATGATACTATTGCTTTTTGAGAAACAAAAATTGTACCAAACTTTATTAGGTCATATACTGATTTATTTACACCTTCATTTTTTATATTTAAACTAGTATTTATCATTGAACTGATTTTATTAGTTAAAAGACCATGTAAAGCAACACCTAATAGAGTCGCTACTGAAAAATTCATCCATGATTCACTAAATAATGAAGATATTGCTAATTGAGATCCTACTAAATTTGAAACAACTAAGAC